ACTACCCCCCCCGGCGAGAAACTGTGGATGTGAGCCAACCATTTATGGCCTGACCCACTGAAACAGTTTTCCCGCCCCTATTCGAGTGCCCAGCAATGAGCTTTTCCGGGAAACCCACCACCTTTGTGGAACAGGCGATCGAGAACGACGGCTTCTGGCCGGACCTCTCCTTGGCTGAGTTCCAGAAGGGTTACCGCCTGCCGGCGGAGTACCTGGTAGACATGCTGGTCACTGATCTGACCACCGCGATGATCGAAGTCAACGGCGACCTCTCCAAGCGCAAGGCGGCATGGCAAAACGCAGGGGTCACCACCGTGGAATCTGCTGACCCTATGGTGCTGCCCGAGCGCACATTTCACGCAGCGACGTACAAGCGCGCCGTGTATTGCCGTGCCAAAGCTAGCTTGCTGACGCAGTTCGCCACCGTAACCCGCCGTGAAAGTGCGGAGAACACAGGCAAAGAGCTGCCCGAGCGTGGCGAAACCTTTCTGGAGTTCAGCCAGCAGGCGGTCCGGTCGCTGCAGGGCCGTGGCCGCATTACGGCGGTGCTGCTGTGATCAAACTTCGCGCCCTCACCACGTACCTGATCGAGCGCCGCCTGGTCGAGCCTGAACAGCTCGACAGCTGGACCGACCAGGTGAACCTGGAGCTGATCTGGAAGCCTGACCTCGACGGCCTGCGCATGGGTGACATGCGTTATAGCGCCACGATCGCGCTGGAGCGTTTTGCCGATCACCCCGGACGCCTGATGGCCCTGGTGGGTAGTTGGCTTGAAACCAATGACCAGGAGCGCTATCGCGACGAACTGCCGGCGCCGAAGTTCGACATCACCATGCTCGACAACGATCTGGCCGACGTGGACATCACCCTCGAGTTCAACGAGCCGCAATACCTGGCTGAAGATCCCGCCGGCGAGATCGAGGCCTTCGGCAAAACGTGGGCGTTTGTTCCGTTTGACCTGTGGATTGCCGAGCACGGCGAGGTGGGCACCCGTGGCGCGTAGCACCTTCGAGCTCGATGCCCGGGGCTACCTGGGCGTGCGTGAGCAGCTGGCGTTGCTCAGCCTGCCGCCGCAGCTGCGCCGGCGTCTGCTGAACAACGTCACCAAGCGCGTGCGGACGATGAGCCGCAAGCGGGCAAGGGACCAGCAGAACCTGGACGGCTCGCCTTTCGAGGCGCGCAAGGGGCCGGCCAAAGGCAAGAAGAAGATGGAAGCCGGCCTGGCCAAGCTGATGATCGTCACCCGTGTGAGCGCTGACGAAGCCGAACTGGGGTGGCGTAACGCGCTGACCAGCTGGGTCGCCGCACAGCAACACAACGGCGTCAGCGAGCGCCGCACCGCCGCCCAAATGCGCAAGTGGAACACCGTTCCCGTGGGCCTGGCTGCCACGGAAAAGCAGGCCAAGCGTCTGCGTCGTCTGGGCTTCAAGGTTCGCCAGAAAGGCAAAAAATCTTTGTCCCGGCCGTCAGTGGCCTGGATTCAGGAGCATGTGAATTACGCCAAGGCGGGGCTGCTGATCCGAATCTTGGGCGATGAAAAAGCCGAGAGCAGCGGCGCACAGAGCTGGGAAATCACCTTGCCCAAGCGCCAGTTCATCGGCGTCAGCACCGAACGAGACACCGGCTTGCTGCTGAACCAGGTGCTCCAACAAATCCTTAATTCACCCCGCTAGCGAGGCACTGCATGGCACTCGGCAAAGTCAGCGTAAACAATCTCAATCTGGGCCAGGGTGCCGTGACTGAGATCGAGCGCTATTTCCTTTTCATCGGCCCCGGCGCGAAGAGCATCGGTCAGCTGATCCCATTAAACACCGATAGCGACCTGGACAGCGCACTGGGCATTCCGGCCAGCGACCTGAAAACCCAGATCACTGCCGCCCGACTGAACGGCGGCGATCGCTGGGCCGGTCTGGCGGCGCCGATCGCGGCGGACGGTGAGTGGTCCGAAGCATTGGAAAAGGCCCAGCAGCAGGGGTTTTCGGTCGAGGCGGTGGTGATCACCAAACCGGTGACCACTGCTGCACAACTGTCGGCCATGCATGACGCGGCGATCTCGCTGAACAACGTCTACGGCCGCCGCACATTCGTCATGGCGGCGAGCGCCGGCATCACCGTGCTGCAGACCTGGGATCAATACCTGCTCGAGCAGCGGGCCATCACTGCCGACCTGTCCGCGCCGCGTGTCCTGGTCGTGCCTCAGCTGCACGGCAATGACCTGGGCGTGCTGGCTGGTCGCCTAGCGAATGCTGCCGTGAGCATTGCCGACAGCCCAATGCGCGTGGCTTCCGGTGCGGTGCTGGGCTTGGGCGCGGTCCCCGGCGACGTCGAAGGAGTGCCGCTGCCATTGTCGATCCGTGCCGAGCTGGATAAGGCGCGTTTCTCCGTGTCGCAGACCTACCCGGATTACCCGGGCGTGTTCTGGGGCGACGGCAACATGCTCGATGCGCCGGCGAGTGACTTCCAGGTAGTGGAGTACTTGCGCCTGGCTGACAAAGCCGCTCGCCAGGTGCGCCCGCTACTGATCCGCCGCGTCGCCGATCGCCGACTTAACAACACCCCCAACAGTATGGCCGCCGCGATCAGTGCGCTGATGAAACCACTGCGCCAGATGGCCAAGTCCGCCACGTTCGCCGGCCAGGTCTTCCCTGGTGAGATCGAGGCGCCCAAGGACGGCGACATCGTCCTGGTGTGGCTCAGCAAAACCAAGGTTGAGCTCTACATCAAGATCCGGCCGCTCAACTGCCCCAAAGACCTGACGGCCAACATCGCCCTCGACCTTTCCAACGACGATTCGGAGTAACCCCCTATGTCACGTATTGGCGGCAAGAACTTCGACGTGAACCTGGGCGATCTGCTGGTCCACGTTGAAAACTGCACCCTCGACATCACGGACAACACGGCCGTGGCGCAGAGCGGGGGCGTCCCCAATGGTCACGTTGACGGTGACGTTTCGGCCAGCGGGGAAATGGAATTCGACACCAGCAACTTCAACCTGCTGATTGAAGCCGCACGCACTGCCGGCAGTTTTCGCGAACTTGAACCTTTCGACTCCGTGTTCTTCGCCAAGGCCGGCGAAGAGGAACTGCGTGTTGAGGCCTTCGGCTGCAAATTGAAGGTCTCCAGCCTGCTGAACATCGATCCGCAAGGTGGTGAAAAGTCCAAACACAGGGTGCCGTTTGACGTCACCAGCCCGGATTTCATTCGCATTAACGGCGTGCCGTACCTGGCTGCTGCCGAGATCGAGGGCCTGCGCTGATGGGGGATTGGCTCGACAACGCCAAAGCGATCGAGGAGCTGGAGCGTGAGCGTTCAATCGCTGCCCAACTTGCCCAGCCGCGTTCAACGGGACCGAGCCGAACCCACTGTGCGACTTGCGGGGACGAGATCCCTGCTGCGCGCCAGGCGCTTGGCGGGATCACACGCTGTACGCCATGCCAGACCACTTTCGAGAAAGGAACCCGCCGATGACAAACAGTCTGCGGCAGAAAATCGCTGCACCACTTTCGGCGCATGGCCGGTTGACCGCCGTAGAGGGTGAGATCGCCATGATTGCCTACCGTCTGGGACAGCTGGAGACCCGGCATGAATTGGTGCCGACACGCGTTACCAAGCTGGAACAGCAGTTCGAACACATGTCTGGCCAGCTGTCTGAACTCAACGTCGGCCAGCAGAAGCTGACCGTTGTCGTGTCCGCGATCGGCAGCAAGATCACCTGGGCATTGGCGATTGCCAGCACCTTGTGGGCAATCCTGCAGATGTTCGGTCCGACGCTGTTGCGGGTACTGCTGCCATGAGCCTGCGCGGCAAGATCACCGCCGGCGCGATCGCCCTGTGCAGTTCCGGGCTGCTGGCTTTCCTCGGCACCTGGGAAGGCAACGGCCAGAACTTGGTCTATGCCGACAAGCTGGCCCGGGGACTGCCGACCGTTTGCAAAGGCATCACCCGTCATAGCAGCCCTTACCCGGTCGTGATCGGTGACTACTGGTCCGATGCTCGCTGCGACCAGGTGGAGCAGCTGGTGATCGAGAAAGGGCAACTGCAGCTGGCCGACTGCATCACCAATCAGCAAGTAGGGCAAAACACCTTCGACGCTCTGAGTAGCCACGCGCACAACTTTGGCGTGCCGAGTACTTGCGCCAGTCGAGCGATGGGCCTGGTCAACGCCGGACGTATCGCCGACGGCTGCAAAGCGATCGCCTGGGCTCCGGATGGCAAGACACCGGTGTGGGCATTCGTTACCGACGCTCAGGGCCGTAAACAGTTCGTTCGCGGACTGCATGCGCGGCGTGTGGCAGAAGCGGAGCTATGCGCGAAATGATCTTTACCCCGTTTCGACTTTTTCTCGCGGTGGCTCTGACCGGATTGATTCCGCTGTTTTGGTTCATCCAGGTCGCCCATGACCGCGACACCGCCCGCAGTGAACGCGACAGCGCGCAATCCGAGGTGAAAGGCCTGCGCGAAGCGGCACGAATCAGCGGTGAGATGTTGGCCGCCCGCGATGAGATCGATCTTCAACGTACCCAGGAGCTGAGCAATGCGCTCAATCAAAACGATGGCTTGCGCCTCGCTGTTGACGCTGGCAGTCAGCGGTTGCGCCTCGCCGCCACCTGCAGCACCCCAAAGCCCGCCCAAGCCGGCGCCGGCAGCGTGGCTGATGCAGGCACCGCCGAACTCACAGCAAACGCTCGATCGGATTATTTCACCCTCAGAGATCAACTCGCCCTCAGCCGGCAAATGATCCTGGGTCTGCAGGACCACGTGCGCCGGATCTGCCTGCGCTGACCGTTACCCATAAATCTGAATGGAACAACACGATGACTGATAAACGCGAAATCACCCTGGAAGTCGGCGACAAGGAATTCACCTTCTCCATGACCCCACAAGACGTGACCAAGTACTTCAACGCCATGACCGCCAACAACAAGGTCGCGCCGTCCCACAACCTGCTGAGCAACACCGTGGCGGCCGATCAGCGCACCGATCTGCGCTCGCTGATGGCCAACCCGGTGATGACGATGCAGATCGCCGGAGCGCTGCTCGAGGAGTACGCGCCGGACGTTGAAATCATCGTAAAAAAGCACTCGACCACGCTGAGCGCCTGAGCGAAGACGGACTGGGTCAACTGATGGCCTTGTCCAGTCGCTGGCTCCCTGGCCAAGAGCCCACACCCGAGGTGATGGGCACGGCCAAGTGGCTGGAGGACGAACACTGGAAACGTATGGAAATCGCCGTGGCTAACGGCATCGCCCATGCACTGAACGGATAAATACACATGGCTGACCGCGCTGCCCGCCTGGCCTTCATCTTGAGCCTGACCGACAAGGTCACCGCGCCCCTGGGCAAGGTGAAAATGGGATTTTCCGACCTTGCCGAGCAGAGCGAAAAGAACATCAAGACGATGGGCCTGGGGTTGGGCGGTATGGTCGGTGCCGGCGTGGCGATTACCCAGTCTTTGGCGCCTGCCCTGGAGATGAACCGCGCCCTGGGCGAGGTCAAGTCACTGGGTGTGGCGGAAGATGCCCTGACCGCCCTCAATCAAAAGGCGTTGGAATTTTCCGTCGACTACGCCGCCAATGCCCGGGATTTTGTGGCGTCAGCGGCGACGATCGACGGTGCCATCAAAGGGTTGACCGCCAGCCAGCTGACCTCGATCACCAATACCAGCAACGTCCTGGCCAAAGCGACCAAGGCCGATGCGGAAACCACCAGCGCCTACGTGGGCACCATGTACAACCTGTTTAAGGGCCAGGCTGACGCCTTCGGCAAAACCGAATGGGTTGAGCGACTGGGCGGGCAAACCGCGCTGGCGGTGAAGCTGTTCCGCACCGACGGTGCCCAGTTGAAGGACGCCTTCAAGGAGGTCGGTTCGATCGCCACCACAGCGGGAGTGGACCTGGCCGAGCAGTTCGCAGTGATCGGCTCGCTCAGCAGCACCATGGAAGGCGGGGACGCCGGCGGGATCTACAAATCATTCTTCGAGAACATCGGCAGCGCCTCGGAAAAGCTCGGGATGAAGTTTGTCGACCAGAACGGCAAGTTGCTGCCGATGCTCGACATCCTCGGCAAGTTGGAGGGCAAGTTTGGTGATCTGAACAGCGCGTCGGCCGGCACCAAGCTGATTGAGGCTTTTGGTGGCGAGGGCGCTCGCGTGATCACGGCGCTGGCCAAGGACACCGATCGCCTGCGTATTGGCCTGGATCAGTTGGGCAAAGTCCGGGGCCTGGAGAATGCCGAGCAGATGGCGAAGGCCATGGTGGATCCATGGGCGCAATGGGCGTCCCTGGTGGAAAGCATGCGCGCCCTATTTGGTCAGGTGCTGATTCCTGTGCTGGCTCCCTTCATGGAAAAGATGGTGGCGATCGGCAAGGCGCTGATGCGTTGGGTCACCCTCTTTCCCAATATCACCCGCGTGATCGGCATTACCACACTGACCATCCTCGGCATCATTGCCGGCATGTCCCTGCTGACGCTGGCTGTCGGCATGTCAAAGATGGTGTGGCTGGGGATGCTGACCGTCTGGAAGCTCCTGACCTGGACCGGCTACCGCAGTATCGCGATGTTCCTGTTTCACACCGTCATGACCATCGCCTTCGTTGCCGGCCTGGTGCTGCTGTACACCTGGATGGGCCTTGTCAAAGTCGGGATGCTCGCGTGGCAGGCCGCTATCTGGCTGGTCAATGGCGCGCTGCTGGCCAACCCTGTCCTGCTGATCATTGTCGGTGTCGTGGCTTTGGTCGCGGCGGTGGTCGCTGCCGTCTACTACTGGGACGAATGGACCACGGCGCTGCTCAACAGTGACGCCTTCAAATGGGTCAGTGATCAGTTCAGGACCCTGTCCGACTGGTTCAACTCCATGGGCGGCTGGTCGGCCATGGCCAAGGGCGCCTGGGACAGCATCGTCAGCGTCTTCTACAAGGCGATCAACAGCCTGATCGAGATGATCAACAGCATCCCGGGCGTGAACATCGAGGCACGATTTGGCGGCATGCCCGAAGTGCCTGGTGTCGACGCGGCGGTGAACGCGGCCAGCACTGCCAGCGCCGCGCAGAAAGCCCAGCAGACCATCAATGCGGTAATCCCGAGCCTTTCCCCGTCGAGGGCATCGTCTGTGCCCCCGGGCGGCCTGCTGACCAGCATTCAAAACACCAGCAATCAGAACAAGGGAATGCGTGTGGAGAAGGTCGAGATCCACACCGCCAAGCCAATGACCCCCCTGGAGTTGGAGAACATGGTGGCGATGGGAGTCGGCGGATGAGTCTCTACATCGATCTGCTGATCACCAACAACGACCTGACCCTGGACCCCTCGAACCAGCCGTTGCTGGTGGACGATCGGGCCAGCATCGCCCAGGACATCGGTCACATGATCCGCGAAAGCGGGCTCCTTGTGACGCTGGTCGCCGAGCGCGACCGCTTCCGTCAAGCCGACTGCATCCAGCAGCTGGAATTGCTGGTTGAGGCTGACGTGCGCCTGGTACCGGGCACCGTCCGCATCCTGGAGGAAGGGAAGGGCCAGTACCTGGTCACGGCCAAAACCGTTGAATTCGGATCTGTCGAGGTAGTGCTGTGAGTGACGTAGATTTCAAACAGGCGTTAAGCGACGCCGGCATTCCGACCACCGAGGCCAAACTGCGCGCCGCCTGGGAACTTGAAGTCGTCGCCCAGGGTAGCAAGCTGAGCAACACCAGCGCCTGGTCGCCATTCTGGCGAGTGATCACCGCGTTGGTGACCAAGCCGGTCATGTGGCTGATCGACTTTATCGCCGGCACCGTGTTGCCGAACTTCTTCGTGAAGACTGCCATCGGCGCCTGGCTCGACATGTTGGCCTGGGCGGTCAACGTCACCCGCAAGCCAGCGACCAAGGCCGAAGGGTCGTTGCTGTTCACACGCAGCGCGCTGGCCGGCCTGTTGGAAATTCCGGCCGGTACCCGCGTGCAGTCGATCGCGATCAACGGCAACGTGTACGAGCTGGTGACGGTTGCAGCGGCCAGCTTTGCCGATGGCGAATCCCAAATCCGGGTATTGGCCCGAGCGAAACAAGCCGGTAGCGGCTTCAATCTCGCACCAGGTTACTTTTCGATTCTCCCGGAGCCCGTGCCCGGGGTTGTCCAGGTGGTGAATGCTGACGGCTGGCTGAGCCAGCCCGGCGCCGACACCGAGCCCGACGACGAGCTGCGCCTGCGCGTGCGTAACCAGTTCTCAGCGGTCAACCAGTGGCACACCGATGCGGTGTATCGCGCCATGATTGCCGCGTTCCCGGGTGTGCAGCCCGATGGCGTTTACTTTGAGCACAACGCGCCCCGGGGGCCCGGCAGTGCCAATGCCTTTGTGCTGTTCGAAGCCGACTCGCCGGCGGATACCTTCCTGGCTGAAATCAACAGCTACATCCGCGACCAAGGCAATCATGGCCATGGCGATGACCTGTTGGTGCTGGAGATGCCCGCCACGCTACACGCCGTCAGCTTGATAGTCTGGCCCAAGGCCGAAATCGGTACCGAGCGTTGGCCGGCGTTGAAAGCCGACATCGAGCTGTACATCCGTGCCGCGTTTCGTGAGAGCACGGCCAGCGACTATCAGCCGACGCTGACTCACCCCCAATCCCGTTTTTCCTTCAGCCGCTTGGGTGAGGAACTGCATCAGCAATTCCCTGGCATCGACTCCCTGAAATTCGACAACACGGACATCATTTCCGAGCTGACTATCCCGCGCCTGTCCGGGGTTGAGGTGGGGCTGAATGCTTAAGTTGAGTCTACCTTTCTGGCTTGACGGGCCGGAGCTGGCCAAGCTCAAAGCGGCGGCGCAAGCCTGGTGGAGCAAGGTCGAAAACTGGCTGCACTGGCCTTTGCTGCAAATGGATGCCGAGACCTGCCACCTGAGTGTGCTCGATCTGTTGGCCTGGCAGCGCGACATTCAGCGCTTCCACGGCGAGCCCGAAAGGTTGTACCGCCTGCGGGTCAAGTACGCGTTTATCAACGCCGTAGATGCGGGCAGCACCGCCGGCATGGCCCGTATTTTCGAACGTCTGGGCGTGGGTTATGTGGAGATCCAGGAGCGCCTACCAGGGCTCGATTGGGACGTGGTCCTGCTGCAGCTGTCCGACACGCAGCTGAGCGAAAACCCGGTGCTGCTGCGTGTCCTGATGCAGCAATACGGCCGCACTTGCCGGCGTTACGACTTCGTCACGATAACCCCCGTGAAACTGAACATTGGCGTGGCTGACTTCAACGACGACCAACAGACCCTGATTGCCACGTTGGACGACAGCGCAAGCCGCCTGGTCGTGATCAACGAGCTCGCACTGCTCACCTTTTTGAACGACCCTTTTAGGAGCACCCATGGGAGCTAGCATTACCCTTGCCGGCGAGAGTCTTATTGCCCAAAAGCAAGGCGCGGGGGAGAAGCTTGAGATCGCTCGCTTCGTTCTAGCGCTTGTCCCAGACCTTGATCCAAACGCCCCAGTCGACCGAGCTGCCGGCAAGCCGCCAGCGTCTCAAATCGTCTTTACCAAAGCCTATGACCGCAAAGGCTACGTCAGCCCCAATCAGGTGATCTACAGCCTGATGGTGGGCTCTGACGTCGGTGACTGGGACTTTAACTGGATCGGCTTGGAGGCATCCGAGGGTGTGCTGCTGGCCGTTGCGACCGTTCCGATACAGCAGAAGCGCAAGAACATTCCGCCGCTGCAGATCGGCAACAACGTCACCCGTAACTTTCTGGTGGAGTTCAACGGTGCACAGGCGCTGACGGGTATCACCGTCGACGCCAGTACCTGGCAGCATGACTTCACAATGCGCCTGAACGGCATCGATCTGCGTGAGCGCTTGAGCAATCGCGACGTGTTTGGTCGTGTCTGCTATCTGGCCGACAGCCTGCAGATGGAAAGCATTTTTGGGCTGTATCAGGTCAAGGCGGGCATTGCCTACGTTGAAGGGATCCGCGTCCAGCTGGATGAACCAGTCCAGGCGCAATTGCCCGCGCTGCCGGCCAAAGCCTGGCTCGACGTGGCACTGGCCCGTGAAGGCAGTGACGCGGTCGCCGCGTGGAAGGTGGTATTCGGCGCGGCGAAAACGGACTACGTCGACAGCAACGGGACCGCCCACTACGTGGTGGAGCTGGCCAGCGTGGCGACGTCGGGGGAAATAACCGACCTGCGCCAGAGCGAGCCGATCACTGGCGCCCTGGTGAAGCAATTTGCGTTGCGCAATGGCGACTACGAAAACCTGCGAGCCCGCGCTACCACCAAAGAAGACGTCGACCTGGGCGAGCTGCCCAACGCCAAAAGCGACGATCCAGTCACCGACAGTAGCGAGGTCCTGGCGACCACCAAGGCGCTCAATGTCCTGCGCAAAATAATCGCTGACTCCGAGGTCGGGCGTATCGGCACGTTTGCGATGGCCACGCCACCACCTGGTTGGTTTCGGGCCAACGGTGCGGCGGTGTCGCGCACGGTCTATGCGGCGTTGTTCGCCAAGATCGGCACCACTTACGGCGCCGGTGACGGCGTCAGCACTTTCAATCTGCCGGACCCACGCGGAAAGTTCATTCGCGTTCTGGACGATGGCCGGGGTATCGACGCCGGCCGGATTTTGGGTAGCTCTCAGGCCGACGAAATTCGCAGCCACAACCACAGCGGCAGTGCAGCCTATGCCGGTAGCCACGCACACACGGCCTCCGCCGATGCGCAAGGCGAGCACACCCATACCGTGACTGGTAGCACCATGAACTCCCCGAACAGCGGCTACGCCGGCGAGATTGGTAACGCGATCGACGGCTCGACCTTCACTACCAACGCTGCCGGCTTACATGCTCACAACATCACCGTTGCTGCGACCCCGGATCACAGCCATTCCATCACCGTTGGCTACACCGGCGGTGCAGAAACACGCCCGCAAAACATCGCTTTCCTCGCCTGCATTAAGTATTGAGACCCACCATGGATACCAAAGTCGTCTACCAAACCGATCACCTGGGCATCTTCACCGGCAAAACCGAGGCTGATCGTTCGCCGCTGGAACCGGATGTCTGGTTGATTCCAGGCGGTTGCGTTGAAGTCGCGCCGCCGGCGGTACCGGATAGAAAGGCGGCGTTTTGGGATGGTCGACGCTGGCAACTGGTTGACTCCTACCAAGGGCTGACAGCCTACAACATCCAAACCTGTGCGCCCCTGGTGATCGAACGTGCGGGTTCGTTGCCGACGGGGTACACGCTGGAAGTCCCAGGCCCGGGCCAGATATGGGGCAATGGCCATTGGGTCGACGACATCCCAGCCGTGATCGAGCTGCGCTATGTCGCCCAGTTATCGGCGGTCAACTTGGCATGTCTGCAGGAGATCACCGGAGGGTTCTGGTCGGCGGTATTGGGCGATCGCTTTTTTTACGAAACCCAGCTTCAGGATCAACTGAACCTGACCGGCATGATTTTACGCGGCATTGGCGGCGACTACGCCTGCCAAAATCAATCTGGGTTGAAAGCCTTCCTGGACCACACCGCCGAGCAGCTGCGTCAGATCGGCGACGAGTTCACCGAATTTAAAATGCAGCGGCTGCGCAAAGCCAACGACCTCAAGCAAGCCTTGGCACTGGCGCGATCGACTTCGGACCTGGACGCCCTCAACGCAGTGGCATGGGAGTCCGCATCGGTATGACTTGGGCACCCATTACCATGCGCTGGCCGGAGCAATCAACGCAGTGGCTCAGCGACCTCGAGGCGGCCAAGGATCTGGCGAGCAGCGAACTGACCAGCACCGGGCAACGCCTGGAAGGTCTGGCCGACCTGGCCACCACCTCGCCCGGCCCGGTCGGTGCCGCAGCAGAAGCCGCCGTGGTCGCTGGCCGCGCAGGGCTCACCGATGCCTTGGGCGAGGTACCGACCTGCCTGGTAGTGACGCCATTTCAAAGTGGTGTGGGGCAGGGGCGCGGATACCAGCGCTACCTGTCCGCGCCCAACCTGCTGCAGCAGATGGGCGAGAAGCTGGAGGACACCGGCGACGACGGACGTCCGGCCGGCCCGCAATACGCCCTGGCAGTGATGTTCCTGGGTACGCGCTACGACAAATTCGCGACGACCTTGGCCCGATTTAATGCCGTGCTGCCAATGCCAGACCTGCAGCGCGCCGAACGCCGAGCGAAAAACCTGTTCGCACTGGACGCTGAAAAGTGGGAACTGCCGACCGCCGGAACGCTGCCGCGCTGGGGGACACTGCCTTTGGAACGATGCACCGTGACCAAGGCCGCCACGCAAGCCCTGAACGGTCAGCTATCGGCATTGGAGAGCTACGCGGACAGTTCGCCGATGGCCGATCTTGGCCGGCTGGCTGCTCGCAAAGCCGACCAGGCACAAACACAGGCCAAGAAATTGGCCGACCTCAAGTCACAGTTCGCCGGCGGTACTGCAGACGACACCATGCGCGCGCGCCTGATCGGCCCGGGTAATGCCGCCGAGTTGCGTCGCCAGCTGCTGCAGGGCGAAGCACCAGGTCACGAGTGGGGGCTGTCTGCCGGATTGCTCCTGGTCGGATCCCTGAAAGGCTTGGGCTTTGTTCGGGAACTGGTGGGCCTATGACTTTATTGCTCGATGGCGAGCAGGTGCGCGGCAAAAACCTCAAGGTCACCGCCAACCTGCGAATCGAAAGCGACGACCTGTCCGGACAGACCAGCAACACCGATTCGGCCCACAAAGGGTTCAAGCCCAAGACGCTGGCGGTCACCTTGCAGATCCCATTCGTCGATAACACGTATTTACGCAACCTGATGCGCTTGGCAGAAGCGACCGGCACCGGTGGCCAACTCAAAACCTACCGGGTCGTAAACGACACCGCGTCCGCGTTTGGCGTGCGCCAGGTGCAGTTTTCAGACGGCGTCAGCGCCCGGGAAGACGATTCTCTTCGGGCCTGGCTTGTTCAATTCACGCTGTCGGAAAAGCTCTCTAACCCTGAGCGGGTCGAGACGCGCCGGGCCGGTAAGGGCGTAACCCAGCAAGGTGCGTCGGGGCAGTCCGTGACTGCACCAGGTGCAAGCGAAACCGGCGCACCAGGTGAGGAACTGACCGGCTTCGAAGCCACCCTGAAAAAACTGGATAACTACCTGGGCGGTGGGTCATGAGCATGAAACTGCACAAGGTGCTGACCATTGGCGGTGTGGTGTATCCCTTAGTCAACGATGACGTTCGCCTTGAACTGCGAACCCCAGGCCGAGCAACGCTGACCATCCAGGCAGCGGCACCGGTGAAGGGGTTAGTCACCCTTGATATCGGCTACAACGACAGCCCGCTGCAGCGCCACTTCATCGGCTACGTCGAGCGCTGCACGTCGTCCAACGCGATCGAGCAGGTGCTGCTCTGTCGCGAGCTGGCCGCGATCTTGGCCAACCCATTGCCGCTCAATCTGCGCCATGCGGATCTGAGTACGGTGCTGGCCGAGATCAACCAGAAAACCGGGCTGAGCTTTCGCGTACCTGACAAGGCCTACGCCAAGCTAAAAACCCCGTTCTTCTACAACCTGGCCGCCGGCTACCAGGCGATGGACAGCTTGGCCCGGGTGTTCGGGATTCCCGATTTCATGTGGCAGCAGCAGGGGGACGGCGAAGTGTTTGTGGGCAGTTGGGCAGACGGTTTCTTCGGTTCCCGATCACCGCTGCAGCTGCCCGTCGAGCTGTTCAATGGCTACCAGAACAATCAGAGCGCGATGATCGCGGCCCTTCCCGGGTTGCGACCAGGTGCATCCATCAACCAAGGCGAGCGGATCACCAACGTGACTCTCACCGGCAACCAAATGGCGATCCGATGGAAGACGCAATCCGCCGCAGCGTAGAGCGGCAATTTCCCGAACTCACCGGTGGTTATCACCTGCCGCGCTTTGCTCGTGTGGTGGGGGTGGCCGATGCCCCGGCCGGCGCCGGGATCTGCGATGACTTTCGTCCGCGCTTCGCGGTGGACCTCGAACTGTTGGGCGAGGACGACGAGCCGGATCCGGAGTTGCCAGTGCTGGCCGGCGTCCCGCTGCCCATGCCCATGGGCGGTGACGAGATGGGGTTCTTCGCCTTTCCCGAAGAAGGAACCCGGGTGGTCGTGTCCTTCGCCTACGGGTTGCCGAACAAGCCGTTTATCCAAGCGATCCTGCCGCATGGCCTGAGCCTGCCGAAGGTGCCGAAAGGTGACCAGGTGTGGCAGCACAGCGAAGCCGCCCAGCAGCGCGCCGATGCGGACGGCAACTGGCTGCGTCAGACCGACGGCCGGATCCTGGACAAGTCGATCGAGCGGGAAGTCGAGAGTCTGACCAACGTCGAGCGCCACCAGCGCAGCACGGTGGAGGTGGACGATCATTCGACCGAGTCGGTCGGGGGCATCAAGACGATCGAGGCGATCGGCGCGCTCAAGTTGCTGTCGGGGGGATCCGCCAGCCTGGCGGCCCTGGATGACCTGCACCTAGCCAGCGGCCGCGACCTCAACCAGGTCGTGGCCCAGAAGCTGAACCTGACCGTTGGGGGCGAGCTGCTCGAGCGGATCGAAGGCGCCCGTCGCAGCATCGCGCCCAAGACCTGGCTGGGATCTGAGTCGGTCAACGTGCTCCAGGTGCTGTGCGATCTGATTGACCTGGTCACACAGATGAATACCGAGATCGCGACCCATATCCACGGATCCAGCCCCGTTCCCAGTAACGCCGCGAGCTTCACCACCAACGCCGGGACTGGCGCACAGCTTAATGGGCAGCTGAAGCCCATCACCGGAGCCTAATTTGGAACTCAAGAATTTCTTTCCCCAGGACGATCAAGGAAACGCTCTCGTTGGGGCGACTTGCTACCTGTATTTGCGCGGTACCGAAAGCAAAGCCAACGGATTGCTCAAGTCCAATGGTGAGATCCTTTCGAACCCGTTCATAGCCGAAGAGAACCTGGTGCAATTTGCGGCACCCAATGGTTTGTATGACTTGCGGGTGATCAAGGACGCCCGGGATTACCGTATCCGCGTGCAGTTCAATGACGTGTCCGAATCTCTCCAAGCGGCTGAGTCCGCTGCGAATCGTGCCGAAGTGGCCCGGGATGCCACCCAACTGGTGGCCGGCGTCAAAAATGATATCGCGCACGGATTAGCGACGACGGTCAGTGGCCAAACCTTCACGGTCGCTTCTGCAGCGGGCAGCCAGTTTTTGATCGTGTACAAAAATGTCGCCGGCGAAGCCGTTGAGCAAAGTGGATACCCCAGCACAAGCAGCCTGCAGGCCATTGCTCGCTCGACCTACCCGCTGGCATCCAAACGCTTCCATCGGAATGCTTTCCGGGCGCCGTGGGTACATATGATCCATGGCAAAAAAGTGCATGCCATTCGCCCCGATGGCGTTCACGAGATGAATGGCCTGACGTTGACGAAATCGGAGTCGTCGAGGCACACAGGGTTTTCGGGGTTGACGCTCTTTTATGCACGCGATCCGGCCGGTACGCCGCACCAGGTGTTGTCGGCAGATCCTCAAGGACGTTTGACGTTCATTCCGTCGCCCAAGCTCAAAGCGCTCCTGGGAGTGGGAGCCAATCTGATCTATCCGATTTCGGATGTCCGCGGTGCCTATGCCGTCAGCAATGTTCGCAAGACCGACACGCACAACATTGCCGCAGTCCAGGACAGAGGCGGGCAGATCTACGATGCGCTGCAACGTCGAAATGGCATTCACGACACGTTGGTCGTCAGTCGTGCAGTTCCCATCGAGCTGATGCCCGGGGCTGGTCAATCGAACCAGGGAGGCGCGGGCACTGGCGCTGCAGCGGGTGCAAAGCTCACCAGCGCGCAATGGCCCCATAGCGTTCTATCTCTGAACGGTCGTTTTCAGATGCAAGGAAGCAACGGGCTGGTCGATGGCGCCACGTTGAACGATCTGGTCCCACTGTACGACCCGGCGACGCCTTTGGGTCAGTACCCCATCACCATGCAAGCGTTTGCCTGGGCCAGACAGCAATGTCGCGAAGGTATCGCCCAGCCAGGCGTGATCGGTTACACGGCATGGCAGGGGGACACGCCCGCCAGCGGTTTCCTGCCCGGGACCAACAACTGGACCAACTTGATGACGTTCACGGAGAAATCCGTGCTGTGTGCCGCCCTGTACCAACGGACTACCGAGTGCCACTACATCACCCGCGTACAGGGTGAGGCCGGGGCGAACTGGGCAGCGGACTACGCCACTTGGGCAGACGCGGTTAAACCAGCAATAAAGGCACGTACCGGTCAGTTGTTTGATCCGAAAATTGCCCTCTGGCAGATCGCGGGAGTCGCGCCGGATAACGGGGTGGCCAATCCGCAGCTGGATGCCGCGAACAACCGCGCCGACACGGAGCTCGTTGGCACGTTGTATCCGTACCCCGTGAGCGATGTTCAGCATTTGACCGCTGAAGGCCGAATGATGATGGGCGACGTTTACAGCGATTTTCGTTTGCAGCTCCAACGCGGAAGAACCTGGACACCGTTGCAAATGCAAAGCGTCACTCGGGTGGGCGCAGTGGTCACCATCACGCTGGCATTGCCCCCGGGGACGTTCGAGGTGCTGAAGAAAACCGACTGGCCCCCTCAAGTTGCACAAGATGGGCTTGTATACCGAGACAGCAACGGTGACACCCCGATCAGCAATATCGCCTACAGCGCGAACACCATCGTCCTGACCTTGGCCACTGTACCTACCGGAAACCTTGCGGCTGTCCGCTATGGCATGGACGCAGGTTCCGGTGTCGCTGGCTGGTATCAGCTGGGCGGCAACGTGTGCGCCGTATCGCGGACCCGCAGCGCCTATTACGAACAGGGCTTTAACGTCCCTGAATTTATTCGCCATTACCTGGCCCGTCATTCACGTCTCGTAGCGTAAGGAGCAATCAACATGCCTGCAGGAATCGAACTCCCTTGGTCCATTGAACCCGCCGGTCAAGAACCCATGCTGGTGGAGCTTATTAAAGGTGCACCTGGTTTTGCCGGGTGGATCCAGGCGGACGCGGATTACGCGACGTTTGCCGGTGGCAAAGTCCTGTCATTGGGCGGGCCAAGCGCCATGGCGGTCATGCAACCAGTAGCGGCCAATCAGGCTGCCCTGGTGGATAACGCGGTACCGGGTGGTTATTCCGCATTGGCCTTCACGCCGGCGGCGACGACACGTTATCCACTGTCCACCGGTGTGCTCGACACCACCAAGCCGTTCTCGCTCCTGGTGTTGATCAAGCCTGCTTTACCAGGGGGCTCTACGCAGATTTGTCTGGGACGTTTTGCCAGCTCAACTGTTCGAGCGGCATTGTCGACCCCTGCGAATGCGGTGGCGAAGATGAACTTCCTCTATGGCGCAGCAACCATCGAGTTCCCGATTGCCTTTGGACAATGGAACGCGGTGTGGATCGTTTGGGACGGCGTAAAGCTCAAAGCCCGATCTAATGGCGTGCGTGCAGCAGACGTGACCGCAGCAGCGGACACGGCAACATCCCCATTCGTTATCGGTGGCCCGGCCAGTGGTGTGTTGTTCTGGGAAGGTCAGTTTGCCGAAATGATTGCGTTCAGTACCGATATGTTCGCCCAAGGCAATCAGGTAGGGTTTGATGATGTGAATACGTATTTGGCGAACGTGTACGGCCTTGCCGCTTAGCGATCGCTTGTATGACGTTAGCTGGGAGTTTATAACTCTGCAGAGAATATGCGCAGCACGCCCATATCAAGTATGAAAGGGTAGTCGGATATGAAGTTTGATAGTGCGGATCTAGGGAGGCTGATTGATAGAACACTTGCTATAGAATGTTTTGAAATCACTCTAACCCAGAATACTGATCAAGCCCCTTTTGTTTTTAGTGGGCCAGGTTGTATTACTCTGCAATCTGATGGGCGTCTTGCTCTAAAAATGTATGATGCTGCGAAGAAAAGCAGTATAGGGGATATTGCGCGATTTTTCTTTCATCAAACAATCGGACTGGTGCCAGAATCTGAGTATTATTCACTTTGCGCAAAGGATGCTCATGGAAATTTGTGGATCTCATCAAATATCTATATAAGGGACGGATTGTCTCTGACCCCCAATGGGACAATAATTGAACTGGATGTTCCCAATATATGGGCGACTAAATCCACGCGACCTAGGACAGATTTGATAGGGCAGTCGATTGCAGAAGTGATAGTCTTAGGGAAATTTAGATTGCCCTATAATAAGTTTGAAGATCAAGCAGACGGTTCTTCATCAGTGACAGCGATCGAATTCGATGCTGCGAATCTCGAATTAAAAATAGCTCAAAAGCCTGAGCATCTAGCAATAAATATTGTTAGCAAAACAGGTGTTGTAGAACAGAACTGTGTAGTTAAAGTATCTGAGGCGCTTGGAATTGCCATTGGTACGGAAACGGCTCCGTCTTATTACCGTATCTACACTGAAGGCAGGATAGATTCATTTATAAGCGGAAGAAAAGATGTAAAGGGCTTGGGTGTTATGGAACCCTTGGTAGATGTATTTTCCTACAAGTCTGAAAAATTCGTTGCGTTTATGGGTTTTTATATTGCCAATAGAAAAAAAGAGCATGATCATTTAATTAGCTATTGGAATCGGCTGTATTACGTGTCCGACATTATTACAGATGTCGCCGCGCTTGTGCTGACAGTTAATATTGAAGGTATGGTTAAAAACTATTTTTCGAAGGGGAGAGTTCCTTCGCGCTCTATTCTAGATGAAATCGAAGCTAGTGCTAAATTGATTAAAAATGCTAAATTGCCAGACTATACAAATTCTCGAATTTCAAGTTGTCTTGGGAATTTAAAGAAGCTTACTGTGACTAATATTCTTAAAGAGCTAGTTGTCGAAGGTGTCGTTGAAACTGGGCATGTGTCGAGTTGGATTTCGCTTAGGAACTTGCTGGCGCATGCGGACAATGTTTCAGGGGAGCACGAAGCATTTGGCGTATTTGTAGAGAATATTTATAACTGCCTTAGGCTATTTTATCGACTTATTGGATTGAGCGTTGGGTATGACGAAAGATACGTCGAACAGTTAATTAGCGAACTGGAGTCGAAAGGCTAGCCAAAGTCTAATCCTGCATAAAAACCCGCCCATGGCGGGTTTTTTGATGAGGGCGGCTAAGATATGCAGCGGACCATTGTGAATGTCGTGGACCGAAGCCCGGGCTGACCCTAAGGAAACCAGGTAGACGCTGCTCCCAGGTACGTACAACTCTGCTGCTGACGAGTTGTGTTTACCCGAACAGCATCGCGTCTAACGTCGAAAACACACAAAAATTCCTCCGAAACAAAAACGATCAAGAAAACGCACTTATCCCCCTCCCGCCGACGGGCTTTGTGTCCTTTTTTTGTGCAATTCCGGATGTAGTGCAAACGAACCTGCAGCCCAGGCGGGCCGTGGGGCTCTGCAGGGGATCGGCCATTTCACAAAGTGCAAAGTTTTGAAAGGAAATGCAGCGGGGTTGCATAGCGGTGCATGGGGCTGTCACGGAGGGGGTATCGCTGGAGTGCTCGGTTTCATTGGACGAAAACTTTGAAAACGTAGGTTTCGGTGCGTTTTCAAAAACGCGCACGATCTTTTTTGGCCGGAGATTGGCTGTGTGCGGGGAGAGGCTGAATTCCCTGCAAGCCACGAATGGCGGGGGGTGTGGTGTGTTTGATGAATTTCACAGATTTGAAGACGATCGACGACCAGGTTCGTCTTTCTGTAACCGATCCAGGCTTCGTGAAAAAACGTCGTTTTTGAGATTGATTCTTAAGGGGAGGGTGGTCGTTTCAAAAAGAGCGATATCAGCTATACGGGGGTGGCAATAGGTCTGGAGGCCCCGGTTTTAATGGGCTTCCGGTATTAAAAGGGAAGGTAATATGAAGCGATATGAAAAGTAATATTTCCGGCAAACCCCCGGATTCATTGGGTTTTAAGGAATAGAAATATAGCTTTTAAGAAAGGTAATAATATCGCCTTCCTATCGCTCAAATATCGCCTTTTCCACAAATCGCAGAAAGCCTTGATCTACAAGGGCTGTAGCTGTTTTTCGGATGGGATATTACTAATATTACTTTTTTTTCGGACCCCCACGGATTTTAGGATTGGCACCTATACGGGGGTTGGGCTCAGGTTGTGCGGCTGTTTGCGTCTACTCTTATCAAACGGTCCCCAATACGGCCCCCAGAGGGATGCGGTAAGGGATGAACAGAGCTGCAGGCCTTGAAAATAGTGGATCGGGTGAAGGGAATCGAACCCTCGTTATCAGCTTGGGAGCTACTGTTTAGGGTCTTGGCCGTTGCACGTGTTTCGCCACGAAATCCCCAGCCCCGAGGCAACAAGCGACAACTGCGGCAGAGATCCAGGCTTTATAACCGCCAAGCCCGTCGTCCATTAACTGGAGATCTTCGATGACGCTGGTCAGAGAAAGCACGCCCCCTACTCCGCAACCAATTGCCGACGCAACTAAGAATCGATAATCGAGGCTTTGCTCACGTCGTCTAGGAAGGATCCAAACGTAAGAAAAGTACGTAGTGAGCGCGATAATACACAGGACCAAATTCATGCCAAGTCGCCACGGCTTGCGATGGTTGACGAATGAGTCTTCGATAACTATTTGGCGAATGCCTGCAATTCTGGCTTTGACGCTTATCTCCGGGTCACTTCCAGACGTGATCGTTGAAAAGACAATCTTGTCTCCCGGATTTATGAGGAAAGGGGCAATAGACACGTGCTTAGCGTTGGACGAGACCACCGCGGGGATATCCCTAGGGTCGGTAAAATCCACTCGTGCGGTCACAAACTCAAGACCGTTTCCACCAGAGAATTCGATTGGCCCCTCGAAATCAGAACTCAAAATCGGTTTTGTACCGGAGTTCGTCACCTCAACAGTGGTGAAATGCGGGTTGGCCAGCTGAGTGCCATTTACGGTCATTTGTATTTTGTAGATTTCGGAACTTGGAAGGGGCTGCAGCGATGACGTGGCTATCAGCCTAACCGAGAGGTCGTGCGCCTTGAGTTCGGACTGCCATTGGTAGGCCGGGAGCGCTACGGCAGCGACTGCCAGGATAGTACCGAGGAGGTATTTCCAATCGAAAGTCCGTTTCATTTACTACCCTGGCGGCGAGCGCTTTTCTGGCATTCCCAAAATGCACTTTTACGTACGTTGTTACGTCGACGACAAAAAACAAAGGCCTGCATCGCTGCAAGCCTTTGATTTATATGGTGCCAGCACCAGGAATCGAACCTGGGACCTACTGACTACACGTCAGGGGCTTGCCTGGACATCAAAACGTTCAAACGGACCCCAAAACGGCCCCCAACTGATTGCAGAAATGTTCATGCACCGCTGGAAGCCTTGAAAATAGTGGAGCGGGTGAAGGGAATCGAACCCTCGTTATCAGCTTGGGAAGCTGGAGTAATGCCATTATACGACACCCGCTCAGAGCGGCTGACTTTGTACCAGATGTGAGC